ACTGAAGATCCGCAAGGTCGATGGTTACTGGAACTATGACAAGTCTGAGTTCGCTTCTGCTGGAACTCTGGGTAACTTTGAGGATGATAAACTGGAAGGTATCTGGAAGCAGGGTTACTCTCTTGCAGAGTTTGAAGATCCTAAGAACTTCAAGTCCTATGAGCAACTTCAAGCACGTTTGAACTTGGTGCTTGGCAGGTCTGCTGCTGCACGTCCTGTTGATGAGTCCCTTGAGGATGAATCTGAGGGTCGTGGTAGTTTCAATGCTCCTGACATCACTCCATCCAACCAACCTGACTGGGGTGCTGAAGTGAAAGACTTCCGATCACAAGCAGTTGCTGCTTCTCCTGTTGAGGAAGAAGAAGACACCCTCTCTTACTTTGCCAAACTTGCTGAAGAAGACTGATGATGGAACCTATTACAGTTGAAGATTACAAACTCGTTTCTAACGAGTTCTTTCAGAAATATGATTACGCTGCCGAGCGTATGGGTCCTGGAAATCACAGGGCAGAAGATGTTCTGAAAGTTATGGAAGCACTCAGTGCTGCCGTGATGAAAGACCGAGTAAAAGATAAGATCGGTCCTTTCGGATTCAATAAAGGAGGCAAAAAAGAATGAACCTGCTTGCCCAAGCTCAACTCGACCTGGTAGATGCCTGGAACATGAGTTGGGAAGAGGGCATCCAGTTTATTATTGTTCTGGTTGCTCTTTACTATACTAAAAAGCGAATTGATTTGTACTTTGCAAAGAAAACTGCTAAAACTACCATATATAAAGTCAGGTTGGTAGAAGAAAAATGAAACTTGCACTTGCAACACTATTAATGTTCTCTGCTCTGCCTGTTGGTGCAGAGAGCATCGGTGATCGATCTAATCGTCTAGCATATCGATCACAATCTGGATATGCTCGCCAAGAAAAATGCTTCAAGCGAGTCTATCGTGAAGAGTATGTTCCTGGTACATTTCGTAACCCTGGATATGTCAGAACATACAAGAAAAGGGTTGCTGTTCCATGTGAACCTGCAGCAAAGATCTATCATAAGCACCATCATCACCACCATGGTACTAGGGAAGACAGAATCCAGAGGAAACATCATGATGATAACTCCTGCATCGAAGGTGCAGTTCTTGGTGGCATCGGTGGTGCTGGTATCGGTGCTGCTGCTTCCCGAGGTGATGGTCGTCTCTGGGCAATCCCTCTAGGTATTATCGGAGGCAGCATGGTTGGATGTCAAATCGATGGAGGCTAAACCAAAATCGACTTTTGATTTCCCAAAAGGGGCAAAAAAAATCCCGCCAAAAATTACGTCTCTAAGGTTTTTTCCAGAATAATCCTAAACAAGTTATCTTTCATTCTGTAAAGTGCTTCTTGTTCTTCTGGATGACCTCCAGGCCATTTCTCTAGATGAAAACAGACGGACCTGTACATAAGTGCAAGTCCGTCTTTTGTTATGCTCATATCAATAATATCGTCTGGATCAATACCCTCCACCATAACCTCCTGGTGATGGACTCGGAGAAGGACTAGGAGAAGGAGAAGGAGAGGGTGAAGGACTTGGAGAAGGTGAGGGACTTGGCGAAGGCGAAGGTGAGGGACTTGGTGAAGGACTTGGAGAGGGACTAGGCGAAGGAGAAGATGCTGCTGAGGTTGTAGTTGTTGTAGTTGTAGAAGCAACTGCTGTACCACCTGATCCTGTGACTACACCCGCTGTTGCTCCACCAGAGGATGATGGACCATAGTCGAATGACGTAGCACCAGTTCCAGCAGCACTAAACTCAATAACAGAAATACTACCCTGAGCACTTGCAATGTTGTCGAGGAACTTAGCAGCAATATTGAGAGGTGTCTTTTTATTACCCTTTTTATCCAATTCAGGGTGAGGCAAGTATCTAACAAGAGTCTCAAACTCTTCAATAATTTTATCCAACATTGTAGGAGTTGGAATTAGAATTTGTCTCTTTTTCTCGTTTACAAACTGCTCATGCTCATAATTTGTGATAGGAATTCTTGAATCTTCAGGACCTAAAGTAGTACCATCAGGAAGAATCGTTCTATAATCTACATTAACTTCAATACCTTCAGGTACATAGACTGAACCATCAGAAAGTCTTGCTTCTTGCGTTTCATAGTGGTGAACAGCATCAGTATCACCATATTTTTCTAAAATAAACTCAAAGAGATCATTATCTCTCTTTGGCCAGTCATCATATGGATCAATAACGTTATTAATAAGAAGGATAACCCAATCTAAGGTTCCTTCAGAAAAGAATTTACGAGCAAGACTTTCTGGTGTTTCACCATCTCTAATTGAATATGCTTCAAACAGCGTGCTATATTGTGCTAGATCTTCTCTAGACTTAACACGTCTGAAAATATTTTTTACTAGGCGATACTTAAAGTTCTCGTCATCTGAAATGCCTTCACCGACGTATACCTTTGGAAAATAAGAAAAATAACCTGCCATTAGAAACCTCTTGCAATATCTCCTTGAGAAATCATTCTAGTCTCGGTAAATGCTAGAGACAATTGAATAGCGGGGACTTGAACCATCTCCCCAGTGATGTTTTTAAATGATGTATATTGACCATCTGGTGTATAGTTCACTTGAACTCCAGTGCAAACTGAAGTATGAATTTTGAAGTGCATACTACCAAATCCGTCAGCATCTTCAGAAAGAGTTCCATCTGGACTCATCCTTACGAATTTGATATTGAATTTATCAGGCACTTCCATAAATCTGTTTCTAGAGGCAACACTACCTGCTCCACTTGAATCATCGCCAAATTCACCTGAAATATCATTTGCTCCTCCTCCCCCAATAATAGGAACAGCACCACCTTTGATATATGATATAATACGCTTAATTTCTCTTGCTTCTTCCATGCTGCGAGACAGCATCTTAAAGTTAAACTGGTGTGTTCTAAATGACATGTTACTGAAAACCTGTTCAGTAAATGGGTTGAACACCTTTCCTTTTGAAATTGCTAGTAAAGAATTGGAATCAACGTTACCTTGTAAACCTAAGGCACTATTGATACCACTTGCTGCTTGAGCAATAGTAGACATCGCAAATTCTGGTAATGCATCAACAGCAGCACCTTGAATTGTTCCCGCAAGTGTGTTTATATCAGCAGTAACGCCACCAGCAACCGCACTAGCTGCCATAACACCTGTGACACCCATATCAACCTGTCTATATGCTGGGCTGTATGAAGTATTCAGTTGATTTGGCATTGCTATATAACACATGTCAGGATTCAAAACCCTGTCAATGCTGTTATTAGGCAAGTTCTCACCATAGTATCTAACCTCGCCGTCAGCATAGTTGATCCTATTACGACGCAGCATAATGTAATCCGTTGCTTCTGTGGGAGCATTGGCGTCATAATTGCCCTGACTGGTTGGTACAGGGGGTCTGAGCGGGTATCTATAAACAGTCAATTTACTACCTAAATACTATGTGACCTTTATGTATTTATGAGATATCAAGGTAAGTACCGAGTATCATTCCCTAGGAAGTACAAAGGAGACCCTAGGAACGTCATTTACAGGTCATCCTGGGAGTATAAATTCATGAAATGGTGTGATATTACACCATCTGTTGAAGAATGGGGTAGTGAAGAAATTATTATTCCATATACATCTCCTGTTGATGGAAAACGGCATCGATACTTTCCAGACTTCTATGTCAAGATTGGCAAAAAGAAGTACCTAGTTGAAGTCAAACCATTTAAACAAACGAAGGAACCTAAAACCCAGAAAAGACACACGAAACGATATATCAATGAAGTTGTGACATATGCTGTAAACCAAGCAAAGTGGAAAGCAGCAACTGAATTTTGTGTAGATAATGGATGGGAGTTTATGTTAATCACAGAAAAGGAACTTAAAATCTAATGGGTATTCCAAATCCGCAAGCTGCCAGTTATAACTCACTCCAAAGATTCATTTCTGTATTCAAACAGGAAGATACGTTTGTTGCGACTACTAATCTATATTCAGTTCACTTTTCACCCCCAAGAATTCTGTTACCATCTACTCAGTTTGGAGGTGGTACACAAGGTAATACGTTCAACCCAAACTCAGGTGAACTTAGAGATCTCTTAGACTATTATGCTAAGAGTGTTAACCTACCCAGCAAACAAGTTACAACTGGTCAAATTACAGATGTAGGTTCTGCTGTCAAGTATGCAACAAACGCTGCTTTTAGTCAAATCAATATTACGTTTCAAATTCCCAGATCTCAATATACTAGAAACTTCTTTGAGCGTTGGATTTCAAAGATGACTAACGATGCTAATCAATATACAGACTTCTATCAGGACTATTGCTGTCCCACTTTGATGATATATAAATGGGAACGTGGTGGTGGAGAAAGACTTCCACTCCCTCCAGAGTTGGCGCGTAGAGCACAGCAGCAAAATCAGAGACCACTATTTGCCAGGAAAAACTCACTGACTGCGGCATGGGAACTCAGAAATGTTTTCCCATATAATATCGGATCTATTCAACTTAGTTCTGATGAGGCAAGAGTGATGGAACTGCAAGTGGGATTCTATTACGAGAGATATAGATTCTTCACGCAAGATAAATTCGATGATCCTGGTGTTGAACAAGATATCACAGTTTCTTCCGAAGGTCTTGATAACAATACTGATCCTAGTACGGATAGAAATACAACTGTCTGATACTCTCCTAAATAAAATTACTGAATTGAATTTCTATGGCATTACCTAAGTTAAACACCCCAAAATATAAACTAAAACTGCCTTCTGATGGCAGACCTGTGAATTTTAGACCATTTCTAGTAAAAGAAGAAAAACTTCTTCTCCTTGCAACTGAAACGGGGGAACAGGCAGATATCATTCAAGCAATTAAAGATATCATCACTGCCTGCACTGACGTGAAAGATGTTGATAAGTTAGCGACATTTGATATCGAATATCTGTTCCTGCAGATTCGTACAAAGTCTGTCGGTGAAAATGTAGATGTCCGTGTGACATGCACAGATGACAATGAAACAGAAGTTGATGTTTCTATTCCTCTTGATGAAATCAAAGTAATCAAGAACAAGGACCACAAGAGAGAAATCAAACTTTCTGACGATATCATGGTTACTATGGGATATCCTAGTCTTGATATGTTTGTCAAGATGAACTTCACTGACGATAATGTTAGTCAGGTCGATCAAATCTTTGAAATGGCATCTAGTTGCATCGAATCTATTGCAGATCCTAATCAGATCTACGAGTGTGCTGATGTACCTAAGTCTGAACTGGTTGAGTTCTTTGATCAACTCAACAGCAAGCAGTTTCAGATGATTCAAACTTTCTTTGAAACGATGCCTAAGTTGTCTCATACAGTTGAGGTTACAAACCCCAACACTAAGAAGAAGACGAAGGTTCTACTTGAGGGATTAGCGAGTTTTTTCGCATAGCCCTCCTTCACAATAATCTTCGTGCTTACTATGAGGGCAACTTCGCCCTTATGCATCATCATAAGTGGAATATTGAGCATATTGATAACCTAATGCCATGGGAGAAAGAAATCTACGTCAATATGCTAATCCATTTCTTAAAAGAAGAAGAAAAACGAATGAAGGAGCAACAAGCAGCAGGTGGCTAAATTACAAACATATAAGTTCGTAAATCCTGGAGTCTCGTCCGTAAAGTCTCCTGCTGTTGGTGCTGTCAGAAAACAAACTTTAGCAATTAACCGCTTAGGTCAGTCGGTTAGTAGTATTCAAGCAACATTTTATAATCTGAATGCTATTGCAATTGCTAGTCAGAAATTAGAAGACGCTGAAGAGATAAAAGAACGCAGACGAAAGCGTAGAGAAGCAGACGCTGCCGCTGAAGAAGCGCAAGAGGTAGGTAAGTTAGAAAAGGGTAGAAAGAAAGAAAAACCCAACGCAAAACTGAAGAAAAAAGGCAAAGGTCTTTTTGGTGATATTTTAGGTAAATTTTTTGGTCCTATTGGTGATCTGTTTCTGCGAATCGCAGCAATTGGTCTTATATCAGAAACACTGAAATGGATCGGTGATGAGGAAAATAAAGAAAAAGTAGTCACATTCCTAGAGAAGACAAAGTTTGTCTTTGATAAGTTATTTGGATTTGCATCAGCATTAGTTGGGACATTCTTAGACGGATTCTCAGCACTGATGGATCCCAATGGAGACTTCATCAGTAAAATTACAGGTCTCGGTAAACTATTAGTAGGTATCATCGGATTACGATATCTGATGAATCCGTTTGCATTGATTGGGGATATCCTCGGTCTAATTGACATGTTGGATAGTGATCCTGGAATGGATCCAGAT